TGTCCCCCCGCTTGGGTTACGCGTTCCCGTGATGCCGTTTTGAATATAAGTTTGAGACCCGTCACTTGCTGTGGATAGAATCCCACCTCCAGTAATCCGTACGTTCCCTCCGGCAGCATTATTCCACGCTGATTGAACAAAATTAGATGTATTCCCACTAACCTTATTTACATCTAAACTCGCAATCTTCGCACTACTAATCGTTGCGTCCGCAATCTTCGCACCGTCAATTTGAGCATTAGGTGCGATAAATTCATCTGTGATGGTTAGTTTACCGTCAACAACGACATCGCCTAATGCCGTGATTTTGTCGGCTTGGATAAGGATGTTTTCATCACTAATATTAATCTGATTAATCACATCGCCTTTTTCAACACGTGCATTAATGTTGTTTTCTAATACCGATATTGCACCTGTCATTTCTTCACCCGTTACAGCGACTTGTATTAAATCGGCCAATTGCGTGTTAAGTGAAGCTATTCCTCTATCTGGGTCGTAAACGATTGACTGCATCCCATCTAGGGTTTCCTGATGGGTCACAAGTTGCCCGTCAAAACTAGATAACGCGCTAGGCAAATCTACAAAACCTAAACTAGATACTGCTGTATCAATCTGCTGTGCTGCGTTGTCAGCTGTTGCTTGAGCTTCTTCAATTTGTTCCTGCGCTTCACGTAATGCTTGATCAACCACATCTTTCGTCGGGTGCGTTTCCCAACGTGCGCGTTCTTCATTCCACATCCATACGTTCCCAGCTTGGTCAAACCAAGTGTCGCCATTTTTGAAGTTACCTTCCGGCTCTTGCTCACTAAATATAATCTTTTGGCCAAGACCATTCAGAATGACGTCTGCCTGCATATTTATTTTATTGCTGACATTGTTTTCAAGGTTACTGATGTTATTTTGAACGCTGCCTGTAAAGCTTTCGCTGGCGTTACCAATAGATACACTGATATATTCATCGTTGTATCCATCATATTGGTAACCAATCACGCGCATTTGAGCGTCTACATCATGCTTTAAATATTTTAAGACTAACCCGTCACCGGCATGAATTTCTTCACCATCGATGATATTCGTACCGACTTCTAAATTACGTTTAGGCTTGTCTATATTCTCTGTGGAGAATTTCAGATTCAACCATCGTTTTAATTCTTCTTCTGATCGTACGTCATTGTTGGTGTATTGCTTTTCAAAAACTACACCACTATAAGCATCAATCAACGGACTATCCACAACAGTGGAGATACTATGTTCAATAGAATCCCCACCTTCAACCTCTTCTGTCCAATGTGCTTTTCCATACAATCGCGTAACAACATCTTGAATCGATTCTTTGTCTAAGAAGCTTGCAATGTTTTTCTTTTCATATAAGAGTGCCTCTTTATCTTCTCCGATTCGATCCACCACGCGAATATCGTAACCATTGATGATTACTTCACCGTCCCAGCGAGCCACAAGGTCTTTAAAGACTTCTAGAGCGTCAAACAACTCATTCGGGTTGCTCTCTCGATCTTGCTGTGACTGCGTGTGGTAATCATGAGTGTCCGTAATGTTTGTACTAAATACAAAAGGTGTGTCGCTTACTAAATTATTTACAAACTGAGTAAACGCTACATGCCCCGTTGCGTGTCTTAGTGTTAATGGACGGACAAGTTTTGTGCGCATATCTGCATAGAATAATGGCCATGCTTCGAACTCAACTTCGTCCATCCCTTTATTTACATCCATAATACGTTTTGGTTGCATACCATTAGGCGTGTGGACGGTGACGATCATATCTTTTTTAATTTGTTTATAAGTTTCATCTTTATCTAATGGGTGTTTAAATGTTACAAAATAACTTTCGTTAATTTCATAATCAACCACTACATCATAAGCTTCTGGGAGTGGCTGACCGTTGTAACTAAAATCTTCTTCTGTACTTTCATATAAATAAATTATAGCCAACCCCACCTTTCTGTTATTTCAATTCTTTCAATTCCATCCTCAAATCGTATTTCGTTTTCGCTATCTTCAGGAATAATAAAAAACTCTCCACGCATGATACTGTTCGTGGGAGAGTCATATTGATTTAATACATTTTGCTCTAAATACTGACATTCTATTGTTACTGCTTCGACTAAGTTTTTTAAATAAATCGTTTGATCACCAATGGTTAGCCCTGTCTGCTCATTGCTATTCCCAATGATTTTAATTCTCGGAAACATCGGAGCGTTTGTGTGATTAATCAATGATTCTCCATTATAGTAAGTATTGACTGGAGTTTCATGTTCATAACCAAACGGCTTTACTGTGAATGTCACTTCTAATTCAAACCCTTTAAGCTGATCAATCGTACTATGTGCAATATCTACATCTAATATTTCATAGTAAACATCAGGTTCATCAGCAGCCACTAACCTGCCATAATCTTTTGCCCACAGTTTGATCTGTCTAAGATTTTTGAAATCATGGGTTAAGCAATGAATGATATAAGTCTTTTCAATGGCAGGCCAAGCTTTCACTTCTTTTTTAATAGCACCTGTGATGTAATCCGTTTCAATCAATTGATTCTTCTTCTTAGGAAAACGAAAGCCGTCATTTGAGAGGACGTGTACTTTAAAATCAAAATCATTTGTTGAAACACCATTAATGGTTAGCGAATTATCTCTAGCCATTCCTTCACTCCCTTTCTTTATTCCTCTCTTTTAATACGCATAATGTTTTTACGGCTGTAATTCTTATTCATCGTTTCATCAATATGGCCATAGACAACCTCAGCAAGTGCTTTGTCATCTGCCTTCAACACTTGGCCTTGTGCGATCATTTCTATTAAGGTTTTTAGTAAGTTGTTTGTTTCGGTCATATCTGGAGCTAAGGCTGCCCCATTTGAGCTACCACCTGAATAATTGACTTGTGTGTTTCCCTTTTGTAGCCGTTTAGCTGCTAAAGCCAATAGCTTCATTGCGTCCCCACGCTTGCTAGGCTCTGTAGGTATCACAAATTCAGGCCAACCGTTCTCAGCAAGTGCATACATTCCGGGTTTTGATACAATCCCGCCATCTGCATAGCCTACTCCACGATAAGCACGCGACAACGTGCCATATCTTGACAATGCATAACGAATAGAAGCTAAAATGTTGTCCAGTGGATTCCATATGTTATTGAACCCTGGCATTTTATATGCTTGGAACGTCGGATCAATAACCTGCATTAAACCTTTAGATGGCGTGCCTCTTTTTGCGTTTATATCCCAATTGTTAATCGCACTTGGATTACCCCCGGATTCCGTGCTCATTTGAAATAGCAAACTGTTGAGGTTAGCTGGTGTGAATTGACCAGTCATCATCAATGCTTGTGTAGCAACACCTCGCCATCGATTGACGCCGCCACCAGCTCCTCCTGCAGGCGCAGAGAATAAATCATCGATTAGTTTATCGATACGATCCAATGCAGCATCTTTAATGGTGGTAAATGCACCTTTCGCTACATTTCCAAAGATTCCCGGACCATCGTCTGATGAAGGTGCGGAAACTCCAAGGAATCCTAAAGCTTTATTGAGTAAGTTCTTCGCACCGTCTGTTGCCCAGCTCCAAAAACTACTGGTTACATTTTTAACGGAATCCCAAGCTTTACCAATACCGCTTTTATATTGTGGTACGCCCATACTGTTCATTAGTGATTTCGTATTTGGCCCACTCAACACCTGCGTGCCTTTCGGCATATTTGTAAGTGTTGGTGTGTTCGGTGACATACCAAAACTACCGTCTGGATAAGCAATTAATTCTTTCATGCCGCCGTCTCCAACAATGGCAGGGCCATCTTCTGGGTGGCCATCTGTACCTTTAGCATAAGCTGGCACACTGACTCTACTTGCACTCCAAGTGCTAATCTTGCTAGCACCTAATTTATCAAGGACCCAGTTTACACCGCCGATAATTTTATTCACACCAGATTCCACAGACGAGATACCTGCGTTAAGCATTTTAGCAAAACCTGCTTTAAACGCGTTCTTCCCATTCCTGATAGCGTCACCCAATCTTCTTGGGAGTTTCTTAAAGTAATTTAAAATTTCTTTTGCCTTATCGATTACTCTATTTTTCATACCGACTGCTAAATCAACTGCCGCATTTTTAGCATTGGTCATCCATTTTTTAACCGAATTATACGTATCTCTGAATCGATCTGTTACGCTGTTGTATAGGCCCTTCACCCGATTTAGTACGTTATTCTTTGTGTCAGTGAATATACGGACAACGGTTGTTTTAATGCTATTTACGCGGTCTCGAATGTTGTTAAATAAATTTAAGAACCAAAGGACTACTGAATTGACCATTTTTCTAACTCGCAAAACGACCAACTGTTTTATATGGGTAAAGACTATAGACGCAACATCTCGAATTTGATTGACTCGATTCGTTATTTTCGTCCATAGGTTAGTAAACCAAGAAACTACATTATCAACTAAAGCTTTAATTAAATTAACTGCAATATCTTTCATGTTGCTGATATATTCAACTACACGATCTTTTACATTTGCAATCGTTTCTTTCACGGCGTTCCATGCAGCAGACCAGTCACCATTAATAAGGGCTGTGGCCACTTTAATAACACCTTGGATAATATCCATAGCTGTGCCGATAACTAATTTAATTCTTTCCCAGACAATGGCAACAGTTGCTTGTAAAATCGGCCATAATGTATTCCAAATCCCTGATACAATTGGAGCGAAGAAATTAAATAAATCAACAATTTTTTGAATTCCGCCGCTTATAATGCCCGACACAATCGGCCAAACAACTTCTATAACGCCTTGAATAATTGACCAAGTACGATCCCAAATGGCACCGATTAATTCCATCGTTAAACCAATCGTTTCCTTCAACCACTCGAAACCTGTGACTACATAGCCGAGTATTGTTTCGCTGTTATTGTTCCACCAGTCGCCAATACTTTCGAAAATTCCTTTGAAGAAATCTCCGATAATAGATAAGGCTTCTGTGACTCTATCTTTCAGCTCAAAGAATTTTCTTCGAATAACTGAAACGTAAACGACGATAGTTTGAATGGTTTCATCTGATAGGCCAATTGACTGTAATAACTCTGCACCGCCTACTTTGTCGCCTTTAAATATTGAGAAGACAGCGTCAAAGGCTGTAACGACTTGATCCTTGAAATCAACAATTGATTGCCAAGCACCTGAAAGCATATCTCCAATTTTAGCAATGAAGTTTCGGAATGTTTCGGACTTTTTATAAGCAATCACAAATCCTGCTCCAAGGGCTACAATCGCCCCAATGGCTAATCCTGCCGGGCTAGTAAGTGCGCCAAACCCTTTTTTAAGTGCGCCAATTCCCTTGGCGAAACCAGGGAAGGCTTCTCCTAGTTGTGTCATTTCTCCGCTGAATACTTGAGTAATACCACCCGCGGCCTTTGTGGCTCCACTAAACTTACCTATATTTGTTGCTATGCTTCCTAATCCGTCGAATGATCCTGCAATCACATTACCAACTTTACCTAGACCAGTTAAGACAGGCCCTGTTGCTACCAAGATTGCCCCCATGTATTTTTGCCAGGGCTTCAGCGGCAAGTTATCCCACATGTTGCCAAGAACTCGCTTAATGTTGTCTGCAAATACCTCGATTGAAGTCTGGAAATTACCTATCAAACCAGTCATGTTTGAGCCTTCTTGACCGAAACCGGCAGCTAAATCACTTAGGCTAGCTTTCATCATTCCGAAAGAACCCGAAACAGTTTCCTCGGCTTCTTGGGCAGTTGTTCCAGTAACGCCCATTTCTTCTTGTGTTACATGAATAGCTTCAATCAGTGTATGGAATGGAATATCCTTCACGTTTTCGGCAGTCGCTTCAAAACTATCACCTAGCACGCCGGATTCGTTCACCAATCGAGCCATTTCGCCTTGCGTACCACCATACATTTATATTCGCCATAGGTCGTTAAGCTATGACCGTCCTCTTATGAACTGCTATATGTCGCCATATAGATTAGACTATATCTTCATACTTTCGTATGCTCCCTGTTTCCACTCACTTGAGTGTACGTCTTGCGACTAGTCGTTGAACCTTCCTATAAAATAGGCTTGGCTGCTGATTGTCTCGTTGAGAGTTCCCAGCAATTAAAGGAGTTTATACTGAGCTATGTAATTAACCCAGTTTCAAGTTATCTAACCAATTTATACCCCCGATTTCTCGGTATTTAAAAAGCCCTATGCTTCCGCATAAGACTTAGGGTTTAGACTAAATCTTCAACTAATTGGAAACATTTTAATTAGTTGGCATGCACTTCCATTACCGTACAAATAGGCAATGTACTCGGTGACGAACCGATAGTCGTTTGACCTTCTTCTTTCGAAGCTTGGCACAGGATTGTCATAGGCTCTCGCCCTTAGACGTCCCCTGTTAGCAAGATTATCTCAATGGTCAGTTACTACCATATTTTAACCTTACACCCCTTGTAGGGTTCACATGCACTCGTTGACGTAATCACTTACGCCGCGGACGATAGATTCATCGTAAAGTTATCTTTAGCAAAACCTTGGTAGGCTTGCTGTATAGAGCCAATGTCTGTACCGAATTTGTTCGCATTGTCTGCCATATCAACCATAGCGGTATCTGCTAGTTGTGCCGCTTTTTCTGTATCTCCACCCAAACCTTGCAAGAGTGAAGCAGAGAACGACGTAACGTTTTCCATATAATCTACACCTGAAACGCCCGCTCGGTAGTAAGCCGACTCGGAATTTTTGATAACCGTATCAGCAGAGCCTTTGAACATCGTTTCGACCCCGCCAACAGATTGTTCGAGGTCTGCGAACGATTTAATACTAGCGGTTACTGCCCCAGCAACTGGCAAAGTAACCCAATTGGTCATGTTTTCGCCGACATTTGTTAGTTTTTCCGATACATTACTAATTGCATCGCCGAATCCTTTAAAGCTTTCTCCTAGTTTTGTCGCTCTACTTTCTTCGGTATATAGTTCTTGTAACTTACCTTTGGCGGCTTCAACTTGATTTCCTAAACGGTTTAACTCATCAGCTTGTTTGTTATACTCAGTCCTTAAGCGTTGGGCCTCTTGGGTATTTTCTTTCCCTTGGGCGACCAATTCATCATAACGTTCTTTTAAATCACTTACGTTTCTTTTTTGCTGTTCGAAAGTTTCGGTCAAATCACCTACGTGTTTTTTATAGGTGTCGATATCTTTAGTACCGAATTTGATATTGTTTAAATTGACCTTTGCGGCTGACCGCACTTCTCGGAACGAATCTTTAATGTTCGATAAGGAGCGTCTAATACCAGCATCGTCCATAGACAAGCCGATACTTAAACCTCGAATACGTTCTGCAATAATTTTTCCTCCTCTCTGCTACGGTAAGAAACTAAATGCAGACTGATCATTCTCGTCTGCGACTTCTGGTTCTTCCTCTTTGTTTAATAAACGCAATAGATCATAAAAATCTGAATTATCAATTTCTGTCATCTTCCAACCTGCCTCTAGTAAGCTTCGATAGACTTCGTCCACATATTCAGCCTGCTTTGCATAAGTGAAATCTGACGGATCTAATTCTTCTTGTCCTTCGTAGGCTTCCCCTGACTATCATCATCTTGTCGGTTTAAAATACCGGCAATTTGTCGAGATAATTCTTCGAACAAGTCACGTGCGTCTAAGCCGTCCTCTAATTCTTGTGCTGTAAATTGGTTGTTATAACCGTACTCTGCAATGTACTGGAGCATTTCATCTAATAAGTCATCTTCGGGAATGCCACTCTCAAGTTCTTCCATTTTCCTACCGATTTTTAGTCCTACACGTGCTGCTGATCCTTTAATTCGTGAAGGTTGGTAAAAAGTCTTTAGTTCTTCTCCGTTATCGTCCATTGCAAGTTCAATCTTCATGTTTTTAGTCATTTTCCATGTCTCCTTTTAATTTGTGGATATTAAAAAAAGAGTGACTCTTTAAAAGCCACTCTTTCCTGTTATTCTTCCGGTACGTTTACACCATCTATTTCATCTTCTGGTCCATCATCTATTTCGCCCTCGCCAGACTCCTCAGGACCATCTAAGTCTTCTGGTTCTTCGGGCTCATTAGGGAGTACCTTCTTCGACTGGTTCACCGGGGAACGCTGTGCCGAATACTTTTTCAAAGATCGCATCGCGTGCTTCGGTATCCCCTTTTTCGTCATAACCTTTAAGGTATGATTTATCTGTTTCGAAACCGTCGACTTCACGGTCTATAAACTCTCCTGACACTGTGTCACTACCGAACTCGATAGAATCTTCACGTGTCGCATCTTCTGATGCAGGACGCATGAATTTCCCTTTAGTTAGCCCTAACCAGCTTGATGAGCCATCGTTGTGGGTTACTTCATAAACTAAGGCGATATAAGGCGGGTTGTCGTCTCCACCATAAGCAGAAATTCCATCAACTACTTCTGAACCAAAGATAATATCTTGATCTTCTTGTGGCACTGAGTGGAATTGTGTTTCTACCGTTAGCGGTCCGTTCGCCACAGCAATTTCAGCTGTCACGTTATCCCCATAAGCACGAGCGATTTCTTGTGTAAACTCAATGTTTGCGTTCTGTAAGTAGCGGATACGCTCCGGTGCACCCACTGCTCGGTCATTGTCATCTAACACGGCGTAATAAAAGTTATCTACACCAATCTTTCCTGAATATTTCTTTTCATTTTCAGCCATTTATAAACTCCTCCTATTTAATTTCTTCACGATAAAACGTGCCTTCATAACGCTTCGCCGAACGATAAAGCTTAAAATCTTTGTCGTATTCTGGTTTAGCGTTTGAAACGTTTGTCATGTTCAATTCATCTTTTAATATTCTTGCAATTCTATAACTTAATTGATCTTTCAATGTTCTTGCATTCGTTCCTGCTTTAACTTTTGTGTACACGTCCACTTGGATCAAGTACGATAAGGCAAGGTTATCGTTATCTGCATACTCTTCGGGCAAGGGTTCGTCTGTTTCATCAATGATAATGCGTGTTTCGTTGATACTCTCAACCTCTGGATACTCATTGAAGTGTATGTGTTTGTTTACATCTACTTCTTGGCGGATAAGGTCGTCTGCAATGAGTGCATTATAGATATCCATTAATATGTCTCTCATTGCATCGCCCTTCCCAACTCACGCTTGACTGTTTCAAAGTAAGTTTCACGACCCGCACGCATTGCTCGCTCAATTGCCCCTTTACCTCGTGGATTCGGGTTCTTTATAGTTCCGAATTCGTTCAAGTGGATAATTGTGTAACGTTTCTTAGGCCCTGACCAGTAAATGACAACTGTTCGTTCTTCATTTAAGGTCATTGGCTTCGAAATTGTGATTTCATCCTTAGAAGCTCCAGTATCTTTAAAGGACTCGAAGTTTGTTTCAATTTGTTTCTTTACTGTTTCTGCTCCGGCCACTAAGGCTTTGTCCACAATGCGTGTGAGGTTTATACCACCAAAGCGTCTTTCTAGCTCCGCGTTGACTTCTTCTACACCATCGACCCATACATTTGATTCAGCCATCTACATCAATCCTTTTTATCCAATCGTTTTAAAAAGGTATCGTCTAAGTTTTTAGCGACTTCTTCTGAACGTTTAACCGTCATTTCAATTTCTTGGTCTTTGATATACTTTTCCTTTGTATGTGTATCTTTAAAAGGTTTTAATACTTTAAATTCAGCCATGACAACACCTCCTATATACCTTCGCCAACGATTTTTAAAAAGTTCGGATTATCTGAGTAAGGACCCACGTTTTTAATCTCAAAGATTTCATCTTTAAAATAACCGCTTCTTAGTTTGAATTTGTGGTGTGGCAACGGCTTGAATGCTTGGTACGCATTTCGAATGGTTATGGTTACCTTATTCTTGTGCGCAGACGCATCAAGCACGGCCACATCACGCAACGTTGGTTCATAATCATCACAAGCGCACTCGTAAAGCTCGACCAACTCTCCGCCACTCACTTCCGGTCCGCTTTCTTGTTCTTCCAGAAATACAACGCGGTTCTTCATCAAAGAGACCTTATTTCCCTTCAATATAACCACCTCGTAACTTCTGAACGGCACTCGTGATAGCGAATGGAATAGTTTGAAGATTAACCTCTGTCATAGGCAGTCGGTTTTCAAAGTAGTGGCTTGTAAGCAAAACAACTGCACGTTCAAAATGAGTGTTGCCCTCAAAGTAATCGTCATCTCGATTCGGTGCAGTTGACACACTATCTTTAATTTCTTCTTCCGCCCAAACTTGATATTGTTTGATTAATTCATCTTCAAAATCATGGTCCACACGAAGGTGCTTCTTTAAATCTTCAAGTTCCATCAACTACACCTTCTTTCTTAACCTTCTGGAAGTTCTTCTTCCGGTTCCACATTATCTAAAGTTAATACCATTGCAGCTTTGTGGTCTAACAAGCGTACATCCTGACGGACAGCAACCATTAGAGCTTCTCCATACTGCATGTAGTTTTCCCAGCTCGCTTGATATTGACTACGATCAAATAAGACAATTGCGTCTTTCAAGTTCCCAATAACCACTGTGTTTTGGCCATCGTCACCAAGCATTTCATCTGGTAACACCACCACGCGAGCGCCTAATAATCGTTTAGCAGACGCTTCTTTGATGTCTGGCTGTACAAGGTAGTTTCCTTGGCTGTCTTTCAAGTTATCGACGGTTGCCCAAGCTGACTGAGAAACAATCGCAACGTTGTGCTCATAGTTCGGAAGAATGTTTAGGTTTACTGCATTCTTAATGTCATCCACAGAATTTACTGTTTCGTGTGGAATTTGAGTGTTGTCGCCATCTTCACCCGGACCACCATTTTTAAGCACGTTGATGATACCTGCGTTACGAGTTGCAGCAATTGTGCGTGCCATCCATTGTTTCAACTCATTTAAGACGTCAACTTCCGCGTCTTCAATCGCTTCACGAGAAATCAAGAAGTAACCACGATGTGTTTTAATGTCGTAAGCAAGCTCGAAGAATGGTTTAACCGCTAGTTCAGGGTTTTGTGCCAATTCTTCTACTTCTGGTAATGCAGCAACCTCAGATTGACGCACTACAGGATACTTACCAGACCCATTTTTAACGTCTTTCACTGTTACGAATTGGTCTAGGTTAAATTCAACCTCTTTAATCTTGTAGATATCATTTACAACTTCTTCTGGAATGACAACGAAACCAGAGTCGGTTGTTAATGAACCTCCGTCAATGTCACGTGTTTCTAAATAATTTTCAAACGCTCGTACCTCTTCACTTTTCTGACTTCCTGGCGTTTCGATATTGACACGGTTTGGGTCAATACTTCTATTTTCTGCCACTTGATTTCCCCCTTCTGTATTATCTGGATCTTCCGATCCCTCTTCTTTTTCCGCTTTTTCTAATTCTTTTTGTAATTCGTCAATTTCTTCTTTTAGTACTTTAATTTCTTCACGTTTTTCCTTTGCTTCTTCTAAGTTGTCATCTTCGATTGCTTGCAAAGCTTCATCTCGCAACGTTTCAATTTTTTCTTCCTTTTCTTGAATCTGCTTTTTAATTTCTTCTACAGACATATGTTAAATCCTCCTTTTTAATCAGCTTTTAGAGCCATCAGAATTTGGGCATAAAAAATAGCCTAGCCCACGAACAGTACTAAGCTTGTTTAGTTATTTATTTGTTTATTAATAAAAATAGCCACCACTCAATGAGTGCTGACTGCGATTAATTCTTTTAGTTTTTCATCTGCTTCTCTAGCTTTAGGTAAAATCTCTGTACTATGAGTGCCACTGAACCATGTAAAGAATTCTTGTCCTTTATATTCCCACTTGGTAATGACTTTTCCTACAGGTCGATGTGTAGCGCCCAACTCCAACCAATGATCCGTTAGTCTTTTATATTCTAACGCCAGCTTTTCCCATTCTTGTAGTTCAGATTCTTTTCGACTTCTTAACCGCTTACTTCTTTCAACTCTTTGATTTACATCAGTTTCCCACCTGTCAAGATATTCATCGGGAGCATATCCGTCATCTAAGTAATTCTTAAACTCTAACAGTTCATCATGCGACATACCTTCTCGATAAAATACATACAGATGTTCGAGTTCTTTATATCTTTCTTTTGTCATTGACTGCTTCTCAATACAAACGAGATACTGCATGTTTTCTTCCGAGTTTCATGCGGATCACCACTTTCTACAGCAATTCTAGTTCAATTTTAAGCTTTTCCTTCTCTTGCATGCGTTTTTCCAATTGATTTTGCTCTTCTTCAATCTTGTCAATGCTTCGTAGAGCAGGAGCGGCCACTGTATCTTTGTAAGCTGGATAAGTGACGGCGCTAATATCTAAAATCTCTTTAATGTTGCGTAGAGAGCGTTTGTAAATTCCTTCTTCTTTGTCATAAGTGAATTTATCGCCGTCGTCGTCTAAACGAAAGCCAAAAGAACATTGGGTAACATTGCCATTTCGCAAGTTTTCAATAAGGTTCTTTCCATAAGTTGTATCAGGTATTCTAGATCTGAATTTCAAACCTATGTCATCCACTTCTAGTTCTAGTGTTCGTGCAGATGAGCGTGAAAGAATTTGATTCGGATCGTGATTGAACAACGCTCTGACGTCTGAAAAGTCTGTATTGTCTAAAGCGGTTCGTTCAACCATTTCTTTAAAGCCGCCCAAGTCTTCGGATAAACTATCAAATTTAATGGCGTACCCTTCAAAATAGCGTTCGTCATTTTCAGAATCGTCACGGAATTCAACCGTGCTGCTCATACCTCTAATTTCCTTCTCCATCGATTCCCTCACCTCCTTCAAGTGTTGATCCATTAATACTTTTTGTGCGGTTATCCATTGTTTTCATTTGATATCCATCCACAATTTCAGCGTTTACTTGGTTAAGCGACACACGGTGTTTATCTGCATACTTTTCATCAACCGGCTCTAAACCAAGTTTTTCACGATACTCATTGAGTGTAATCACTCCATCGTTGTATTGGTTACTTAAAGTTTCAGAATAAGATTCCCAATCCGCTTTACGATAAGCTTCCGTATCGAAACTTAATTCACGACTACTACGCGGAAACAACTTAAACTCAAAAGACGCCGTAATTCCTTTAATGTATCTGGATAACGTTGTCTGCAAATAATCTGCCATCGTATCTTTAAAGCTCAGGTTAGAAGTTGAAATGCCAAACTTATGCAAAGGAATACCAAACACCTTGGCTACCTGTGCTGTGGAGTGATCTGAGGTATTAATGAGCTTCAACACTTCCGTATTGATTTCAAAAGCTTTATAATCCATCGTTTCATCCATTACGAGCACTTTACCTGCTTCATTAGCTCCACTATTCGCTTCTTGGAATTCACTTCTTATTTTTTCTCGTGCTTCTCGTGATAGACTCGCGTTCTTTAATTTAAGGAGCCCTCCTGCTTGTGTACCGTTTTTGAAATAGTTTGAAAAGAAACCTTTGCTATATCTCTGCATTTCAATATCGGGCTCTAAGCTCTTTAATGCCGAAAGTCCATTGATACCATCTAGGGTATATGGTTTGTAATCAATCACATCTTCATAATTTAACTTTCGTTTTTCCTTGTGCAGGTAGTAGACTTTATTATTATCTTTTTTCAACTGCACTTCACTTGTTTTTAAATGATAGAGTTCTTTTGGTTGCCCTCTATCATCACGAACAATTTCAACGTAACCATGTTTCGTTAATAGCGCATTTGCAAATACTGCAAGCTTAAAAGTATAACCGTCATAAATATTGTTTGGCTTCTTATTTAATAGTATTTCTATTGGGTGATCTGAATCATGAACGTTGTCCTTCTTAACTACGATATCCATCTTTGCTAAGTCAGAAGCAATCATCATGATTGCTGTAAAAATATCCGAGTTTAGCAAGGCGTCAGCTCCTGTATACCCCTTATTTCCCGGGCCTGAATAACCCGGAAGAATTGACACTAACGCTTCATAATCTTCTTCGTTTGCTGGATGTCCTTGTTTTACGAATAATCCCATTTCTTAATCACCCCCTTGAAAATGCAATTTGTTCATAATTAATAATTAAACCAACTACAATGAATGTAACGCCTGTGGATAATAACCCAATCGCTGTGCCAAACAGCATGTACATCGCCACGTTTACAAGTATTAGGCCTAATATAAAAAAGATCGTCGCAATGTTTACGCCAATCCACTCTAATAAACTTA